CTGCAAAGCCTCGCCATAATCACGCCAGAAGTCAGTGCCCTCAACCGTCTTAGCGTCAGGCCCATCCACCATCGCGAGGGCACCATCAAGATCGCCGCTCGTGATCCGCTTAGTCAGATCATTGAGGGTTCCACCCTTGAGGATCTTCTCATAAGGGATCGTTGTCTTCTGCCCGGTGGCCTCGTTCAACCCCTCTCGGAGATCCTTAGCCACCATTGCGTTAGTGGCCCTCGTGGCCGCGCCCGTCACGTTATCCAACGTGGTAGTCAAATCATCAAGATCAGACTTCTGCCGTTGAGCAGCCGCAGCCGCAGCATCATGGGCACTAACCATCGTTGTGGTCAGATACGTCGCCAAAGCAGTCGCGCCAGCCAGCAACCCGGCAGGAGACATGATGGCCGTAGTGACAGCACCAACCTTCTGCTTCGCCGTGTCCATAGCCGTCGCGAACTTACCGACATGGCCCTGAGCGTTACCGAAAGTATTCACATGCAGATTGGTGATGCCGTCATTCAAAGTGGTGACGGCGTCCTTGACACCCTTCACCACCGGCAACACGTTCTTCCACACCATGTATGCCCCGAACACAGCCTGAACCAACCCAGGATGCTCGGCCAGAAGCTGCGCCGCAGTCCTCAAGAACGGCAAAAACGCATCAGCCCAAGCCCCACCAGCAGCAGCGAGATTGCCCAAAATTTCAGGCAGCGCATCAAGAACCGGCTTCCACTTCGCAAGCTCAACGCGGGCATCAGTGAAGAACTTCCGCATCCGCTCCTGGCCCTCTTCGGAACTCAGGAACTCGGACATCCGCGCAGTCGCCTGCTCCAAAGTCTCAAGCAAGCTGTTGCCGCCAGACCCAGTGAAAGCCTCAGCCACCGAATTCAGCATCGAACCCACATTGATCAGCGAATTACCCAGATCCGTCAAAGCATCCAGACCGCCGTCAATCCACTTCTCCAGCGAACCATCCTGATCGGCACGCACAACAAAGTTGTTGAAACGCTCCGTAACATCAGTCAAGCCCTCGGACAGCCGTGGCAGGAAATCCGAACCAACCGCAGACAAACGCATCATGCCGTCGATGAACGGCCGGATCGCGTTATCCACCTCGCCCTGAGCCGTCGCCGTGTTACCGAAGATCTGCTCCAAGAAGCCCTTGTTATTGTTCGTCTGAAGAGACGCCATCGCAGTCTTCAGGTTGCCGTTCAACTCCCCGGCAACAGCAGACAAGCCCTTCTGCAAAATCGGCAGATCGTTCTGCGCCAGCCGGGAAACCTCAGCACCCAAACCGTCAAACAGCCTGTCCTGCACCGTGTTCTTCAGCGCATTCCACTGATCCGCCATACCGGTCACAGTCTGAACGAACTGCTGGGCATTCGGAGAAAGCTGCTTCAAAGAGTCCGAAAGCTTAGTTGTCTTAGTGCCAGCGTCATCTACAGCCTTCGACAGACGCTCGGTGGACTCAACCACCGCATCAGCGCCGGCAATGCCCTTCGCGTTGGCCGACGCAACATCCTCAATCAGGCGCGAGTTCCGCATCCGCGTGTTCGCGAGATCGTTCTCCGCACGCCTAATCGCAATAGCGTCCTTCTGCTGCTGCAACCCAGACTTACCGGCCACATCAGCGGCCTCTGCGCGAGCCTCAGCCAACCGGATAATCGCATCCGCCTCATCCAGCGGGGCGTCCCGCAACTGGGCGTTCAGATCCTCCAGATTGCGCTGAGTGTCCTTAATCGCCCTACCAAGATCGCGGTACGAATTCCGAACATTGATCGCCGCATTACGGGCCTTCAAACCCTCCTGGGCGGCGTTCTTCTGAGCGTCCCCATACTCCTTGAACGCATCCTTAACACCATTGACGCCGACCAGAACAGAACTGAGCGAAGACACCACACCAGACAGCAAGCCAGGAAGCACAAGCGCAGACTGCGCCAACTGCACCATCGAAGCGTTCGCCGCCGCCAACCCAACAGCCAACTGCGGCAACAACTGAAGACCAACGATCTTCAAGTCAAGGGTCAAACCCTTCCGCATATCCCGCGAAAGATCCTCATACTTATGGCGGATCTCAGTCAGGAAACGAGTATTGACCTTAGCGTTGACCTGGATGTCCTGAGACTCAATCCAAGTCCGCGCCTTCTCGTAATCCTTAATGAGAGGCTTCGTATTGCCCTTGATGTTGACCTCAAGAGCCTTGCGCTGCATACGCTGAAGCTCCGCATTGAGCTTCTTCTCAAACCCCTTAGTGGTGGGGACGATCAGGACTGCCGCCTGTGCGACCACATACTCAGACAAAGCAACCCACCTTATTCAATTATGTTCCTCAACTCCCGGCGTTCAGCATTCGCTCGACGGGACTTAGTAATAGCGTCTTCCTGCGTCGAAATGATCCGGTGCTGCCGCGCCTTCACAGCCGGATTCACCGGCCGGGGATAGAACTTCACATCAGCACTCTGAGCGCGAGACGCAATCAACTGATCCGCAATATCAGTCAGCCGGTGCATATCATCAGTGAACCGCCACCACGGCGGCGGCTTCGGAGTCTCATCCGCCTTCATCGAAGACAAAGCCTCAATCACATCAGGGTCATTGATCTGCACAGCCTGCGTGTAAGAGCCCGTGATCTGAGTGACCGTCTGATACAGCCGCAAAAACTGATCCCAGTTCCGCAACTCCCACACCCGGCCGGCGCAACCCTTGCAACGGCACGGCACTAACAGGAACTCCAAAGCGTTAACGCCCAGATACTCCCCGAAATCCCACTCAATGGCAGTCCACCACTTGCAGATGATCTCGGAGACAACAGCTATTTTCCCGCGTCCCGATCACCGAACATATGCTCGTTGTACCGCTCCATGAACTTGTTCCACACCTCCAGCGGCTGCTCAAGGAACAACCCTGACGCGAACTCGGCCTCATCACCGAACACAGCGCGGATCTGCTCCTCCACACTCACCGCAGTCAGAAGCTGATTCACCTGACGGGCGGGAGGATACTTCGCGATCAGCTTCCCAGGAACCACAACAAGCGGCTCCGGAACCCGAACAGAAGCAACCAGTTCAGCGAACAGGTTCTCCTCAACCTCGCCATCAACAACCTGCATTTTACGACTAGTAGCCATATCTTTTATCCCCAAATCTCATGTAAAGCAACACAATATAAAGTTGAGGCGGGGAGACGCTCACCTCCGAAACGTCTCCCCGCCAACTCAACCAACAGAAAAAGCTACCTAGCTGATCTTGGGATCAGCGGCGGTAGCGGAAAACGTCGAAGCCTTACGGCCCGACGGAGTGGACTCAGCCTCAGGAGTGACCTCAGGAGTGACATCAGGAGTGACTACAGGAGGAGTGACCCCACCATCCTTGCCGCCACCAGCGCCACCAGCGCCGAAACCAGCCAGATCGGCAATGGCCTTCCAGCCCTTGCCACAGAAGCCCTGAGCAACGCTGTAACCCAGATCGTCGTCCTTGAACGCCGTCAGAGTCGGCTTGTACTCAAGCACGTTGTCATCATTGAGGGTCTGGTTATCCAGCTTGTCCAGCTTCACCTTCGGCATCAGCCAGTAGATCCACACCTCGCCCTCGTCGCGGTCATCCTGACCGACCAGAATGGCCCGGTAGTACCGGTTCTTCGGAGTGCTCGGAGCCGGAAGGACAACACCACCATTCGCAGACGGAGTCACCGACGAGAAGTCAGCCGCATGGATAAGCTCAAGAACCAGCTTCTTGTTCTCAAACATCACAAAGTCGAAAGAGGTCTTCTTCCGCGAGATGATGTTGCGAATCGGATCGGACTCGCCGTAAGCCTCAATGTCCTGCGAGGACATATCGACCATCAAGCTCAAACCGGCCTTCTTCTGGAAATGGCCCACAGAGTTGTACTCAGCCGGCACATCCAGGTCACCGGTAGCACCCTCAAGGGTTTCGGCCGCATCAGCCGAATACGGCGCGAGAAGCACCGTCAGGTTAAGCGGAGCGAGAGCCAGATCAGCCTTCGCATCCTTCAAATCATCAAAAACAGTCAACTTAATTCCTTAGAATAAAATAGAGCTTTCCTGAAGCTCAGAAATGAATCGGTCATACCGTTTGCGGCTACGCAAACCAACCCTTAGATAAAACACCGCAGTGACCACACGATTGTCGATCTGCTGCTCGGGTGTCAAAAGCTCAGGCCCAGAAACATCATCCGAAACCCAAACCGTGGCCGTGAACCCATCCGCCATCTCAATGCGGAAACCCTGCATAGGCAGGATCACCGACCTGACGAAATCGATCAGACGCCACGAGTCATCACGCGACGGACTGATCGCCGCCACCTGAACATGACACACATCCGAAAAGCGGTCATAGTCCACCCGAACACCGGGAAGGCGGAAGAACAACAACTGCGGATGAGGCTCAGGCTCATCCAGCCAGTCATCCGCACTCCAGCAGCCGCACTCCACACCGGGAAGGAGACGTGAGAACAAGTCAATCAGCATCGACTCGACATCAACGAACGTGTCCTCATACCAGTCAGGGAACTCAATGCTGCTCACGGGCCACCCCTCCACTGCTGCGCCGCACGACGCAACTCGTAGTAGCCGGGACGAGGCCCACGCCCACCATCGGGATCGCGCCGACGAGCCCTCTTGCTGTTCAACGTGCCCTGCTCGTGATACACGCCGTAGTAGAACGGCTTACCCTTCCACTCGGCCTGCACAGACGAATCGTTGATCGAAGCCACACCAATGATGCGATCCTTCTGCCTGCCGCCGATACGAACCTTCGCCTCAGCAGAAGCAGCCAACCGTCCGGTCTTCTTACCGACCTTCGCCTGATACAACCGAACAACCTCAAGAGCCCTACCGCGCAGCAACAAAGCCAACGGAGGCGAATTCAACGCGATCCGATACGCAGGGCTCTGCCGGTACTGCTTCGTCTCAATGTCGTGGAGGAAATTCCTCCCCCTCGGATTGCTAGCCATTCATCGACTCCAACTTGAAACACACCCACACGTTCCCAAACACGGCAACCTCGTGAGGCTGCTCCCAAACAGCATGACCCACAACCGAATAGCGTTCACCATTCCCACGCTCAATCCTGTCACGAGCCCTCAGATCAGAACCCTTCACCACATACACATGCGGTGTGCCGCTAGCCGACTCAGCACGATCGAACTCGCCCATCGACCGGGATAAACCACTACCCCAATCGAAAGCAACATCAACCTCACCAACCGGCTCCTTAGACGGATTACCCTTACGGTCAGTGCCGCCACGGTAAACAGTCACCGGCTCAAGGGCGAGCATTAGGAACCCAAGACTGGTCATAGCCAGGATCATTCGGCCAAATAACCGGCATAGGCTGACCATCCACAAACAGATGACCAACACGACCCCAGTTGGCCTTCTCGCCGCGAGAAAACCCGACAGTGAAAAGACCGTTATTCAACCTCGGGCGGTGCCGCTTCAGAATCGCCAACTCTGCCAGCGTGAAGAAATTCTTCGGTGGCTTATCGTAGCTCTTACTGAACGGGCCCATCGACTCCTGTGTAACCCCATCAGGATTCACCAGAACACGCCGCGCCGCAGACAGCACAACATACATAACGTCGGACGGCACTCCGACCGGGGCGTCAGGCCAAGGCTGGCCCGAAACGCCTCTTGCCCAAGCGGATACCGCATCAATAATGATATCCGCCTGGTCAAGATCGGCACCGGAGAACGTCCGCTTCATCAACCTCTCAAGGTCAGATACGGACGCTAACGGATTCATAGGGTTTAGTTTTCAACCTTCGGAGCGGCAGCCTTCTTCGGCGCAGCAGC